TCATTTCTTTTAATTGGTATTGCTAGATACTGTTTTACATTCTATTATAATCATCGTGATGGCAGTGGTAGTTCTAGTCTAAAAAAATCTAAAAGTGTTAGTGTTAAAACTGGCGGTGGTAGTAGCGATAATGGTGATAGTAGTTCAGAAAGTTCTAGTCCATTAGAAAAAATTAGTAATACAGTAAGTACAATTGTAGAAAAAATTGCACCAACATCACCATCAGCACCAATAACTAAGACAGTAACTAAAGCTGTCGGATCATCAATTAATCCAAATTTACCAGATTTTTAGTTTAGTTTTAGTTTATTTAATTTAATTTTAGTTTAGTTAAGTTAATTTTTGTATTATATATTAATATCTATTTATATATATTAATATATAGTTTATTATAAAGTTATAGTGTATTATAAGTAAAAATAATTATATTTCAAGAAAAGTAATAATATATTTAAAAATATAAAATGTCATTAAATCTACAATTAAGAAAATTTAAAATGAGTAATATACCAGATGATTCTGTTATTGTTTTAATCGGTAAAAGAAACACTGGTAAATCATTCTTAACAAAAGACATATTGTATTATCATCAAGATATTCCAGTAGGAACTGTTGTTTCAGGAACAGAAGGTGCTAATCAATTTTATTCAACAATCGTACCAGGACTTTTTATTCACGATGAGTTTTCCCCTCAACTAGTATCAAATGTAATGCAAAGACAAAAGAAAGTAATGAAATATATTAATAGTGGTCAGAAAATAGATCCACGTGCATTTTTAATATTTGACGATTGTTTATATGACCAAAGTTGGACTAAAGATAAAAATGTTCGTTCAGCATTTATGAATGGTCGTCATTATAAAATGATGTTTATTATTACTATGCAATATGCTCTAGGTATTCCACCGAATCTAAGAACTAATATTGATTACATCTTCATATTAAGAGAAAATATTGTTAAGAATCGTAAGAAAATCTATGAGAATTATGCTGGTATGTTTCCAGATTTTCATATGTTCTGTTCAACAATGGACCAATGTACAGAGAATTATGAATGTTTGGTCATTGATAATACAGCAAAAAGTAATAAAATTGAAGACCAAGTATTTTGGTATAAAGCAGATTCACATGAAGATTTTAAGATTGGAGCAGATATCTTTTGGGAACATCATAATAATAATGTAAATGAATCTGATAGTGAGTCAGAGGGCGATATGGATATGCAAGAATATTATAGTAATCATCGTAGAGGTCCATCACTTCATGTTAAAAAAATATAGTAATAGTATATAGTAATCATATAGTAATAGTATATAGTATAATTATTTATAATGACTAATTTTAGAAATATATTCTCTGGTGGTCGTCAAATACCAAGACGCACTACAGATGACAATGAATCTAAAACTGGTCAAGAAACTATTCTTAGACAAGAATTAAGAGATAAAAAATACTCAAAATTATTAAAATATAAATGGGGATTTGGTCTGGAACATGAAGCTATGTTTTTTCATATTCCTGATGATAAAAATAAAGTTGATAAAATGAAAAATTTCACAATTTGTGATATTGATGCGATTGCTACTAGAATACTAGATAATCATAAAAAATATGGTCTTAATTATTCACAATATGATTTTTTACTTAATATACCATTTGAGAAGAGTGGTCGGCGATGTAAAGGTGAGTGGGTATTTAAACCAGCATTAAATTATAGTATGGTTGAGTTTGTTACAACTAATCCATTTTCTGATTTTAAAAAAGGACGTAAAGTATTAAATAGTTATATTGGAGAATTATTTGACCAAGAACGTATATTTACTGAAATTTTAGATAAAGAAGAGAATCATGTAAAACAAACAAAAAAATATGGAGAAATTTATCAATATCCAGTTGGTATGTCAAGTTATATAAAAGTACCTACAAAAGAAAGTAGAACTAGAGCACCATTTACAAGTTATAAATATAATAAAAAATTAACACAAGATTACACTGGTAGTTATCATATTACAATTACTTTACCATTTACACCGAAAACATCAAAAAAAGTATTTATTGATAAACATAAGAACTTTGCTAATCAAATCCAATGGATTGAACCATTATTAATTGCATCTTTCTTTTCCGGCGATGATACTTCTATGGGAACAAGATATAGTAAAATTAAAGGCTCATTTAGAGTTATGCAAGTCGGATGGGGTAATATGGCCGGTAGTGATATTAGAAACTTTAATAAAGGAATTGGTCGTTATTCTAATATTAAGAGTTATTGGAGAGATGGATTAGATTTTAAGGGATTAGATAGATTAGACAAATGTGCTGGTATGTCTGATGCGGTAAGAGCTGAATCTGGTGCAATCTCTTCATTAAGTAGTGATTTTAGAACATTTGGTAGCACTGATCCAAAGAGACCTTGGCATCGTGAATCTGGTAAGGGAATGACAAAACCAAATGGTATAGAAATTCGTATATTTGATAATTTTGATAGAAATTATTTACAATATTTATGTAGAATTATGATTTACTTAGCGGAGAATAGTCGTGTTTATAAATCTAAATCATATGTTTATAAAAATGTTGGATGGAAAGATGCTATGAAAAATGTTATGGAAAATGGATGGTTAGCAAATGTTAGTGAAAAGTTTGTAGATGATTTAAGAAAAAATCTAGGATTAAAAATAAATTTATCTAAATCAGCGTCATCATTAAATACATCATCAATCTTACATAAATTTCCTAAAACTAATATTATGAGAGTATTTAGAGCAATTGTTGATGAATTATTTAAAAAACATAAGAATGGTGTATGGACTAGACTATTTTTAAATATATCAGACCCAGAAAATAAAGTTGTACCAACTATTGGTGGATTTAATAAAAATAGTTGGGATATGGGTTTTATATGAAAGTTAAGAAATAATAAGAAATTATATGATAATTTTGTAACATTATTATTAACTTTACCTAAAAATGTTGATTATGAAACATTTGAAAAAATGTATTATGTAGTTTTTAATAAAAAGACTTGGTCTAAAGATATATTAAATGTTCTATTTTTCTGTTATACACTTAAATTTGTTGATTTAACTATGAAAAAAGGTCAAATTGTAGAAATTACATCTAATGTAAGAAGAAAAGATAGTGATTATGTTGTAGGGATAATAAATGATTACTTTAGATACGTTATTTAATTTTAATAAAAATAATTTTAATAAAAATAAAAAATAAAAAATCCATTATTGGATTTTTTATTTTTTATTTTTATTAAAATTAAATTAAACTTCTTTCGATTCAGTTTGTTCTGAAGATTGTGTTTGTTGTTGTTGTTGTTCTTGTTCTAATTTACGTTTCATCCAAGGGTCATCACTATTCATTACTGATTGTGCTAATGATTCACTTGTAGTAACTGGTTGTGATGAGCTATCTAATGGAGATGATTTTACAACATCTTCACCACCAATATGTGTTGCAGAAATACCACCCTGACCACTATACTTTTGTTCTTTTTCATTAACAATTGTTCTAAGTTTTTCAATATTTTGAATATCTTGACTAGTTGGTTCAACTGCAATATTAGAAACTAATGGTTCTGATTTAGTTTCAGTAGTTTCAGTTTTAGCTTCAAGACCGTCACCACTTTCAGTACTTTCACCTTCGCCTTCTCCACTTTCTTGTTTTTGTTTAGCTTCTTCTTCTGCTCTTTTCTTTGCTTCTTCCTCTTCACGCTGTTTAATTTCAGCACGACGACGTTTATTCTCTTCAATTGCTTGTTTTCTTTTATTTTCACGTTCTTCTTCATATAATACATCAACATTCTCAAGATTTTGTTTATATTGTTTAGCTAATCTATTTAAGTTAGCTTCTGGGCCAGCATCATTATACTCTTGGTCTTCAATTTCATCTGGATTTGGGTCCCAAGGTAACCAATAACCAACTTGTCCAACATATACGTGAAATTTAGGGTCTCTTTTCTGTAAGACACGTGCTCTAATTTCAGCTTCTCTACGAGTACTATATGTACCTCTAACTTTCAAACCTCTAATACTTGTTCTAAAATCATTCTTTTCATCAAATTCATCACCTAAGGCTTTTTCATTAGTATATAAGAAATCTTTATAAGCATTTTCTACAGCTTCATAACTATATCCAGTATTAGCTAATTCTTCTAATCTATTTTTATATTTAGGTAATAAGTCTTTGTTAACAATGTCACTATTTACATCTAAGCCTTCTGGTAATTTATTTTCAACAGTTAAGCTTTGAATAAACTTAGAAAACATAAATTTACTTTTATCTTGGATAACTTTTTCTGGTGATATAAAGGAAAGACATACGAAAGTTTGACCAGGAATTGGTCTATCAACTTCTAAGAAATCTTCTTCTACTTCTTCTGGTGGTAATTGTTTAGACATTTTATATATTTATAATCTTATTATATTAATTTATTATATTAATTAAATGTTATATATTTTTATTTTTATTCAAAATATATATTTTATAGGAGTATGTAAGTTTTTATTTTATGTATTTATACGAATGATTTTATACAAATGTATTTATAATCATATATTATGATTTAAATCTTATATATGTTTATTTATTTAGTAATAATTATATTTTTATAATAAATCAAAAATTAAAATAAACTGTAAAAATATTTTCTCTATTATATATATACAATAAATATAACTAAAACTAATAATATAACATTATGTACGGTGATTATTCATTCGATTTAACTGAAGTTTTAAAAAGAGCAATCAAATACTTCGTAGAAGGTTTCTTTGTTGCTTTATCAGCATATTATATTCCACAAGGTAGAAGATTGAAAATGGAAGAAATCTTCACTATTGGTTTAACTGCAGCTGCTACTTTTGCTGTATTAGATATGTATGCTCCATCATTCGCTCCAGCTGCACGTGTTGGTAGTGGTTTTGGTATTGGTGCTAACATTGTTGGTTTCCCAAACTAATTTAAATACATCTTTAAATGAGTATAAGTAAATATTTTATTAAAATTAATTAAAATTATTGTTTGATAAATGTATCTTCCCTATGATAGATAGAAATGTTTATCTATTATAGGTAAGTATCATTTATCAAATAATAATTTTAATTTTATATAGACTATTAATATATTAAATATTAGTTTATTAATTTAATCATTTATAAGTATAACTGATTAGATAATACATAATACAAATGGCTGATATAGATTATTATTTTAGATTAAATAAGACATTAACATATAAATTATTATTTGGTGGTGTAATACTCTATGGAATTAATGATAAAGTAAAATACTTAGGAAATATATTTTTAAATAGGGCAACACCCACAAGTAATACAGAGAATACAAATCAATCAAGTAAAAAACTAAATATTTATAATAAGAAAACAAATGAGTATATATCATCAGCTCTCTATGTAATTTCACTAGTAATGTTATCATTAGGTGTTATATCATATATAGCAAATATAGGATATGAAGGATATAATTACTATAAAAATTATAATAAACAAACTGAAGTAGAAGTTAAACCACCAGAATCTGAAGCAGTAAAACCACAAGACGATGATCAAAATAAAGACGAAGACACAGATGATAATGACGCACCACCTATTAGAATAAAATATGAGTATGTAGAAAAACGTTGGTATTATAAGTTATATGATATTACAATTTGGATATTAGATTTTGTTATTACATTATTCTTCATAAGATATTTGAGTATGAATGGGTTATATATATTGTCAAATACTGATGGAGATCCATCAAATACTGATGGATATCCATCAATATTTAGATATATTTTTGAGTATTTCAATGCTATTTTAGCAATACCATCATCATTGATATATGAAATTATGACTTATAAAAAATCAGAAGAGCTATTTAAAGAAGGTGAAGCACCTGGAATAAAAATATTAGACGCAATTAGAGTTTTAGCAAGTATACCATTAGATACTAAAATACACGATAGTATTAGAAGAAAAGCAAATAAGACATTAGGTAAATCTATGAAAAAAAATCCATATATTTGCGATGATGAGTGGATTAAATATACATTTTATCTATTTGCTGGAGGATTTTATATGTATACATCACCCGTATGGAATATTATTACAATAATGTTATTAGGTTCATTTATCTATTATGGATTTAATGGAGATATAAGATTACCATTTCTAAAAAAACAAAAGATTAGTGATGTGTTTAATGATACTTGGTTAGTTTAATATATTTTGTATAGTATATAATATATGTAATAGTATATTCGTATTAATATATTTATAAATAGTATATTTATTTAAGTAAAGTATATTAATTGAATAATTTAATATGACTAATACAGGATTAAAAGCAGGTTGTGACGATCCAGATACACCAACACCAGATGATGGATCTTGTTCTAATTTATATGAGATAGCACCAGCTAAAAAAACAACAAATAAAAAAAGATCAAGTGATAAAAAATGTAATAAATATGATGTTAATGGATGTAAATTGCCTAAAAATGTATTTTATTATAGCGATGATTCAAATCATAATGTCCCATCAACATCATATGATAATCAATACAAATACAAAAATATTATTAAAGAATTAACCCCTATTAAAAAATCAAATAAAGAAAATCAATATAGATGCGAATGTGATTACTTAACAACCTATAATTGGGCTAAATTAAATGGCGAATCATTATGGAATATGTATAGAAAAAATGGATTATGGGGTGAAAATGGTATTAATAAATATTTAGAAGAAAATAATGTAAATGAAAAAGTAAGATATGAAATTATGAAATTATTTTGTGAAGGATTAAATACCACTAATCCACGACCTCATTCATTTCAATCACCTAAGACATTTTTTGATACTAAAACTACTCTTACAGTATTAGATTTTATTATGGCATTGATCAGTTTATTCATTATTGTAAGAGCAACAGGTACGTATAAAGAATATATCCAGAAATTATCTGGTAATAAAAATATGTGGTTATGGTTTATTCTAATGATTGTTGTTACATCAAGTATTTTATTTTATTTAGAAGATATTTCTTGGGAAATATTAGGTTGGTATTCATTGATAACAATGATTATATTATTTATAATTTCATTAATATATTCCTTTCGTTCTATTCTTCCTGTATTCGGATATAATATTGCATCAATTATTATTGGAGCAATATTTTTAAATATAAAAGGTCAACAAGATATATCATATAAATGGTTATTTATTATATCATTTAGTTTTTTTGCAATATTAATGTTTATTGGATTATTCTATAAACCATTATTTAGATATAGTTCTATATTCTATATGGCATTCTTAATTGGTACACAATTATGGTTATCTATTCCATCTCCTTGGACTGAAGGTGAAACGGCTGGCGTATTCGAATTTTTCGCTATTATTCTCCAAAAAGCCGGTATTTTAGATTATATTCCAAAAATGTTGTTTGGTGATTCTATAAAATCAACATCCGGTTCTAAATGGAATGTTCCTTTAATTCCAGCAACAATTATGATGATTAACGCACTTTTGGGTGTAGGTAAATCACCATCAGATTTGATATCTGGATATAAGAGTAAAATGAGAAAAATGAGTAAACGTGGCGACATTGATGTATTCCAAATTGACGCAGATATTGGGGATATTGGTTTTTAAGTAAATATTTCCTAAGTATTAAATAAATATTAAATAAAATTAAAAGTGATTTAATTGATAATTTTACGATTATGGAGTTTATATACTCTATAATCGTAAAGAAAGTAGATTTATTGTATTTTGAATTATATTCTATAAAAAATGGGTAATGAAATTTCAAGTGACGCAAGTAATAATGTAAAATCGAAATTAGGTCAAATGACTACTGAAGAACTTAGAAATCGTAAAAAAATGGTTAAAAAATATATTCAGATTATTGATACTGAACTTAATTCACGAAGAGGTAATTCTAAAACCAGTAATAAATTGGTTGTTTCTAAAAATAAAAAACCTTCAAAACAATTAGAAAAAAAATATAAATCTGGTGGTAAGAAACCAACAGAAGATCGTAAAATTAAAGCTACGAAAAAGTTTATCATAGAATTTTTGGAAAAAAAGAAAATTTCTTTTGTTAAAGGTAAGGATAAACCGTACTATGAAAAATTAGTCAAACAAAATAGACTAATTATAAAGGTAGAAAATGAATTCAAAAAAAAAAAGAATAAATAAATTATAATAAATATAAAAATAAATAGTTTTCTATTTGCCACTTATGGGCAAATAGAAAACTATTTATTTTTATATTTATCTATATCCGTGCCCAATCAGTCGGCTTAAACTGCCATCCAGCACGCATACATATCTCCCTCCAAATCTGATCCTGTTTATACAGTTTCTTTCTACATTTGAGAAGAATTAAATAGTCAAGGAATTCATACATTCCCTCAAGCTCAAATAATTTATAAAACATAAATGTGTATCGCATAATGTTTTTCCTATTTTTTATACCCAATCTCGCCAATGTATTATTACTAAGCAACTCCATAAATATCTCCTCTGCTTGTAAAAACATTTTAAGTAATCTCTCTTCAACATGTGCCGGTATCTTAGGTGCTGGTCTCCCAGAAATCCTATATATAATATGTGGTATATGCTCATAGTAACTACTTAACTTCAATTTCTTAAGAAATTTACGTAATAGTTTAGGTGTTAATCGATTATAATCAGTTATTCTGTATTTCGTCAATTCAGCCTTAATCTTATCAATAATATCTTGTGGTATATTAGTTGATTCTTTGGCTTGGAATTGCGCTAGACAATCCTTAAAATGATGTAGTCGTTGATATGAAAATGTAGACACTTCTGATGTTTTAACATTTGAAGGAACATCACTATCTAAGACTGTATTCTTAATTTGTCCACACTTAGGACATACATAATACTCTTGCATCTCCCCAAGAATGAACTCAACATTACAATCTTGACAAAGAGACATATTATATTCAACACTATTTGTTTTAGACATTTCATATTTTTCTGGATTAATTCTATTCATATATGAACGAATAATAGTTGTTTGGTCATCAAATGATAATTTTTCTAACTCTTTTTTTAAATCAATTATTCCATCACCACCATCACTCTCACTACCATCAATGTCACCATCATCACCACCAACATTATAACCATCATCTCTGTTTCCAACACCAACATTAGATGATGTAATATTATTGTTATTACTCCCCATATTAAAATACATAAAAATCCCCTTTTTATTATTTTTATTTTTTGAAGATAACATATCTTTTATATCTTGATGGCGATGTTGCATTTCATTGTCATTACGAATACCAACGCGTCTATCACTATTATTATAACTCTTTTTATTAATACCTCTATCATTAGATGCTTTATAATAACCATATAATGTTCTCCCATTATCTATGAAATACTCATTTTTATTATAATCTAATCTCTTAATTTGCTCTTTAATATCTATAATATCATCCTCAATTTTATGATATTCATTGTCTCTGATTGTGTATTTTGCTTGTTTATCTCTAAGTTTATCTATTTGCTTATTTAATTTATTTATGTTATTACTATTTGAATCAATGTCTTTTATAACACTCTTATGTTTCGCATCAATTGTTACTCTTTTATCTTTTTCTACTTTTTTTGTATTTTTTACTTTAAACCTTTGCATATACTAAATATAAATTGTCAGTCAATATCGGTTGGCTTTACCTAGACAGACAAGTTTATTAAATTATAATTAGTTAAGTAAGATTTTAAAA